TGGTCCGACCGGTTCGAGGTGGGCTATCCGCGGTTGGGCCGCACCCTGGCCAACTCGCGCTTGACGTTCATCGTCGGGGTCAACTGCGAGATCGTGCAGTGGGAGGAGGACGGGGCCAGCTCGACCACGTTCATCGACGCCATGTCGACCAACACGACCGACGCCACCAACCCGCTGACGTCGACCTATGAGGCCACGTTCATGTACGGCGCGGGCTGGCCGCGCCTGGAGGACGCGCTGAGCTTCACCGACGTGTCGGTGCAGTCGACCTTGGACGAGAAAGCCAAGGCGGAGCAGGCGGCCCGGTCCGGCATCATCCTGTCGGTCAAGATCAAGCTCCCGGACGCGGACGAGGATCCGATCCTGGGGTCCTACGGGGTGGGCGATGACTGCCGCCTGATCGTGCCCCCGGGCCCGGCGTTCGTGGACGGCTACGACATTCAGGTCCGCATCGCCGGGATCGCGGTCGACGCCGGACAACTGGACGCGGTGACGATCACCATGGTGCCCGCACTGCTGGACGGCACCGTGATCATCCCGAGGAGTGGGGGGACCGAATGACGCGCGTAGCTCGATCCGTCGACCTGGCCGAATGGCTCAACCGCACCGAAGAGAGGCTGTCCACGGCCGAGCGCCGGTTGGCCGCAGCGGCGCGACCCGCGGGCGGCACGAGCGCGGTGGTCACCGGGCCCAACCTGTTGCCCAACCCCGGCTATGAGGGCAAGCGCCTCGACGGTTGGGTGGTCCCAGAGAAAGGCGTGCTGGTCGGCGGACCGGAGGCGCTGGCCGGGGACTGGTCGTTTCGGATGAGCCACGTGGCGTCCACCCCCGTTGTCACGCGCGAGCGGCGCAGCTTCGACATCTCCCCGTATGCCTGGCGCAACTACACCGGGGCCAACGCGTTTAAACCGGCTACCGGCTCCGACGGGGTGGATCACGCCTGGCAAGGCCAGTTCGATGCGGTCGACGGCAACACCCGCTCTTACCTCTGGTACGACCCGGCCGGGTTCGCCGAAGCGGTGGGCTCGATCGCCGGGGACTGGGAATCCTTCGACCTGTTGATCTTCTGGGAGCACTGGTACTGGTCCGAGGGCGGCACCGCGGTGATCGGCGCGCACACCGTGAGCACCCCGCCCGCCATCGGCGCCATCGGCCCCACCACCAACTCGTTCCCCGATCTGGTGCGTTTCCAGTGGCCCGGCCGAGGCATCATGGGCTCCTGCAACCTGATCAACATCGGGGGGATCGCCGACCGGATCCGGGACGGCACGCTGCGCGGCATCGAGCTGGGCCCCGGGCCGACCACCGCCAACACCTACTACGGGTACGCCCGGCCCTACGATGCCCGGCTACGCGCCACGTTCATCAAGACAACCAGCATCAGTATCACCGGGCTGTCGTCGGAGGTTCGGTCGGTGGGCATGGGTGTGTCGGGAAACAACGTCAAGTGGAACGCACAGGTAGCAGTCAAATCGACCGTCCCGGCCACCGCCAAACTCGGCGTGTGGTGGCGCAACGCGGCCCAGGTCGTGACCGATGTGGACGTGGCCACGGTCAACCTGGGGGCCAACGCGACCACGCCGATCGCGGGCACCACCGGGGCCGCATTCTCCGACGTCGCCGTGGACCTGGGGATCTACCTCAAGGTCACCGGCGCCCCACCGTCGGACGGATCCGGGACCACGATCCCGTGGAACTACACCGTGGACGACTGGATCTTGCGGCAACAGATCGCCGGATAGGAACAGGCTATGACGCTCAAGGCTCTCTACCTGCAAACCAGCGCCTACAACGCGCTCGATGACCGGATGATGGCCGGGCTCCTGCTCGACACCGGGGCCGACCCGCTGTCCGGGATCGGCCGGATCATCGCCGGGTTGCTGACCTCCGCGCAGGCCACCCCGAACATGACGGTGGCCGTGTCCCCGGGCCGCGCGGTGTGTCCCACCCCGGCCTCCGACGGCGGCGGCTACGCGATCATGAACGATGCGGTGCTGAACGTCACCGTTCCCCCGGTGTCCACGCTGCCCCGGGTCGATCTGATCCTGATGGCGGTCGACGATGCCGACTACTCGGGATCCACCTACGTCCCCAAGATCTACTGTCTGGCCGGGACCCCGGCCGCATCTCCGGTCGGCCCGGCCCAACCGGCGGGCACGCTGTTGCTGGCCACGCTCAACCACCTGGCGAACGCCACGTCGGTGGTCAACTCGGCCATCTCGCGCAACCTGTGGACCAGCCACGAGGCCGAGTATTACGCCAGCACCATCCAGTCGATCGCCCCCGCCGGGGACCGGCCGCTCATGTTCCCGGTGGCGGGCTCGATCACCGCGGACGTCACCAAGGGCATCGCCACCGGCGGCTCGACCGCCGACGCCAAGTTCACCGTTACCCGGGACGGCGTTTACACGATCGAGGCGGGGTATCGGATCAACGGCATGACCGACGGCACGTCGGCGGGGATCTGGCTGGGCCTGGACGGCACCGCGGCATTCCGGTTCTGCGGCAGCTTCACCACCAACGCGGTGGTGGCCAACACGGCCAACCCGGGCGCCAACGGCGCCACCCAGGAGTGGTCGATCTCGTGCACGCGCCGGTTCGGGGCCGGGACCGCATTCAACGTCTACGGCTGGCACAACGCGGCGGCGGCCCGCAACTCCGAGCCGCTGGGCCAGACCAACCACATCCGGATCATCTGGCTACGCCCCTAGGGTCGGGTTGGCCCGAACCGCTACTGTGATACTGCGTGTAAACAGCCTGTCAGGAGGCCCGCATGCCGATGTGGAACGATCTTGATCGAGCGTTGCAGGGTTCCGGCCTCACCGTCAAGATCGGCTATAGCAACTGGAAGAACTACGGGCACGGCACCCCCGGCCGGGCGGAAGGCGTGACCTGCCATCACACGGCCGGACCACCCACCGGCGACACGCCGAGCCTCAACACCGTGGTCTATGGCCGCTCGGACCTGCCCGGCCCGCTGTGCAACCTGTACCTGTCCCGATCCGGGGAGGTCTATCTGGTGGCCGCGGGCATCGGCTACCACGCCGGGAACACCGTGGTGGGCTGGGGCGACAACAACTCCGGGATCGGCATCGAGGCCGAAGCCACCGGGGTGGACCCGTGGCCGCAGGGCCAGTACGACGCCTACGCCCGTATGTGCGCCAGCCTGGCCGCCTACTACGGCATCCCGCTGGATCATGTGGCCGGGCACAAGGAAGTGTGCGACCCACCCGGGCGCAAGATCGATCCGAACTTTGACATGACCAAGTTCCGCGAGACGGTCCGCGCGGGTGGTGGGGTGCCCGCACAGGCGGCCCGCGACTTCCCCGATGATGAGGAGAACCGGATGTTGATCTTATTTACCACCGTGGTGACCGACCCCGGCCACCCTGCCATTCCCGAGACTCCCGAGGTGCCGCCGGACCCGGGCGACCCGGACGCGGACCCGCCGATCCCGCCCACCGACGGCTCCCCTGCCGTGCCCGGCAAGCCTGCCGTGCCACCCACCTACCGGTTCGATCTCCGCGGGCAACGCACCTGCGAAGCCGGGGGCGGCTCGAACATCGCGCAGGCCGCGTGGGCGTGCCTCTCCTCCGCGTGGGGCGGCTGCAACGTCTACCTCGCCGCGGGGGACGGCAAGGGCCGGACGTGGAATCTGTTGGGCTCCCCGGGCAAGCCTGCGCGGGTCAACAACAACGCGCAGATTCCGTTCCCGCTTCCGGCGGGCGCCCGGTTGGTGACCATCGAGGGGCAGCGCGACACCGACGGCACGGTGATCGCCTGCGACGTCTACAACCTGCGCTAGACCGCTGGGCGCGCGGAAGCGACCACGGGGCCTACCTCATGCATCCGGCTGCCGCAGCGCTGGCGTTCGCGGCCCTAGCCTCGTTCGTCGTGGGCGCACTGACCGTGATCACCGATCTGTGGTATCGGCCGTTGGAGCCGGTGTACTTCCTCGTGGTCGGCGCGGCGCTCTGTGGCGCCCTGTTCGAGACCGTACGGCAGATGACACGTCCGGGCCGATATCAGGTGACCCGGCTGGACCTACATCGCCGGTCGCGACGCCGGGGCTGGTTGCGGGATCGGTCCGCGGATCGAATAGCGCGGACAGATCAGGCGGCATTCCTGGCGAACCCTGCTCCCCGACCCTCACGTGTGGGTGACTATGCCAGCGCTCCCCGAACCCCCCGACGCCACCGCCCCGATGCCCGCCGTGACCCCCGGATCGAGGCATGGCAGCGGCGGAACGTCCCCCCGCCGCAGCCTGGGGACCGTTTACACGCTCTGCCTTACGGCGCTCATCCTGGTGTCGCTGTGCATGCTCGGGATCGGCGACCTGCCGCGGGCGGCCAACGTGCTGGCCCTGATCGTCGGGGCCGGTAGCGCGGGCATCCTGCTCGGCCACACCATCCGCATCGAGGTCAACGGGCGGGAGATCCACAGTAAGGGCGTCCAGCGGGTCCCGCCGCAGGAGTTCCCACATAAAGACGATCAATGAGACGAGGAACAGGGCGACCAGGCCCATGCCGAGCAACCCGCCCGCGGCGGCCCCGGTGAACGCGGCCAGTGCCCCGATGAACAGGGCCACCACCATGACGGCCGCACACATGATCAGTAGCGCCAGGACGCTGAACGCCTGCGCCAACCGCTGAGCGTTTACACGCCCAACGCGATGACGGCCCATGCCTGGCCTGTCGGACATGGGCCGCCATGCGTTCCCCTCCCACCCCGACGGGGTGGCCTAGCGGTCACGCGGCCGTGACGAACGGCGATTGCTCGGCCAGGGCCCACCGCTGCGCGTCCGACTCCGCGGTCAAGATCCGTAGCGCTTCCTTGGCGGGCAGGCGCCCCGGGTAGCCGTCAGGCTTGGTGTAGCGGCGGGTATCGAGGCTCAGCGTCGAGTGCGTGCGCCAGTCGTGGCGCAGCATGTCGCACCGATCGCAACGGAACTGCTGGGACCAGAGCCGGATCCCCTGGGAGACCAGGGCCAGCCAGCCGAGATCTTCCCACCGGTGCCCGTAGGCCCGGCACTTGATCATCTGGAGGATCCGGCGCTTACCGGCGGGGAGGGTGGACTTAGCCAAGATCAGCCCACTTTCTGCCAGGTCGCATCACCAGAGAAGATCACCGCGTTGTCCGTTTTCTTGATCGTGATCGTGGCCGGACCGTTCGGCATGCCGTTGGCGATGATCGACGAGGTCTCCCCGGACGTGTCGCGCGCCCGAGCCCAGTAGGCCATGGCGGCACCTCCCGAGTAGTGGTACTTCCCGGGCTCGATCAGACCGGGCCCCTTGCCCACCTCGTAGATCCCGTCCCCGAACACCCCGGGCGCCAGTTGCGGCGCGGGCGGCGCGACCTGCACCGGTGGCATCGGGACCGTCGGCACCGGAGCCTGTGCGGGCACGGTCACCGTGGCCGGTCGGGTCGAGCCGATGTACCCCAGGAGCAGCACGAGCGCGAACAGGGCCACCACCCCCGCGGCCACCGTGATCAGGATCTTGCGGCCGGTCCGACGTCGAGGCGGGTCCTGGTCCAGGTCGACCGCATCGACGTCGTAGGCGCTATCGGGCAGTGGTGCCATCGGGCCGTAACCGGTCCCGGGGGCCGGGCGGGCGCTGGGCTGGTAGAGGTGGGCGTCTTCCGGACGCCACTCGTTGTGCTGGTTCATCGGTCGATCCTCTCGAACTGGGAGTGTGTGAAAAGCGTGTCTGGGAAAGGTGGGGGACCCGGCGCGGATTGTTGGGCGCACAGCACCGGGCCCCCCGGGTGTGGGGTGGTGGCTGTCACCCCTGGGCGGTGGGCCGATACCGGCGCTGCCAGTCGTCACGCCAGATGTGACGATCTTTCAGGTGGTACGGCTCTGACATGTGGATCATGCTTCGCTTCCACAGGTCGTTGATCGCGATGTCCGCCACCTCGCCACGGGTCGGCCCGGTGTATCCGGCGGCGTCGGCGACCAGGGCGCGCGCGGCAGGCCAGCTCAGCCACAACCCGCCCATCGCGTCCAGGGTGACGAGTAGTACCCGCTGAGCACGCCGGGTGGGCGTCTCCTCACCGGCAGCGGGGCGGCCCCGCTTGGCTCGGGTGGGCGCTTCCGCTTCCACCACAGGGTTGGTCATGTCAGATCCTCTCGATGTCAGAACGGCGGTTCGCCGTGGACGATGTCGCGGAACACCGTACCGATGGGCTCATAGGTCGGGTCGTACTCGGCCCACTCGCCCGGGTTGGTGTCCATCTCTTCATCCATGCCCTAATAGTACAGGGTGTACTGAGGGTATAGGGGGCGGGGTGGGGGTGAGCCTGGGCACACTTCGGCGTTTACACGCCTCGTTTACTCGGGTCGCCCCTCTCCGCTCCTGTCGTGCTCGATCGGCACGTCTTGACCGTGTAAACGCCAGTCAGGCCAGCGGCGGCGGCAGTTAATCGCCTGTTTCTGGAGCAAGGCCCACGCGAGTTGATCCGCGGTGATGCCCTGGCGCCATGCACCGTCCATCGCCAAGATGATCAAGTCGGCCCACTCGAACGGGTCGGTGGGATCTGCCCGCACCTCGTCCAGCTCTTTGCGGATGTGCGCCAAGATCCCCAACAGTCGGGTACCCGGACCGAACGCACGTTCCGAGATCTCACGCTGACCCCGGTAGTAGGCGTGAAGATCAAAATCATGGGCTGGGAAAGTCTCGGGTGCGCTCACCGAACTACCCCGGACACGGGACGGGGCCCTGGACACCGAGATCGGGAGCGGGCCAGGGCCCCCGCGACCGATGGGGTTACCCCTGGGGGTCGGACCGGCCGCGCTCTAGGACTTGCGCCAACGGGAATCGCGGCTCGCACGTTACCGGTCCTCCCCGCCGCTTGTCTGCGCTTGGTCCGGATCGGGCGAGAGATCGTCGAGATCTTGAGCATCGCGACCATCGTCGAACTGCCCGTCGTAGATCAAGTACTGGTCGGTATCCGGACCGTCGAGCTTGCGCACGATCAACCGTTCCCGGTCCGCCAGGTCTACCACCTGAACCCGCACTCGATCTTCCGGGTGCTGCGGGTCGAGAGCGGCCATGCCCTGCGCGTGCCGCTGCGGGCGGGCCATCTGATGCCGGGCGTCCTGCTCGCTACGGGTCCGGTGCGCCGAGGGACGCTCGGCCGCAGCCTCACGCGCCTGGGCCCGCTCCTTATTCCGGCGTTCGGTGAACGTCAGCCAGTCCTGCCAGTGGGTGGCATCGACGTACGGGTCAGCCTCTACCCGCTCGGCGTCCAGCCGCTGCGCCACCGCCATCGGGTCCATGGTGGGCCAGGCGTCCCACCCTTCCGGAAGCTGATCTTCCCGGCCGGTCTGCTCGGCGATGATCCACGGGTCCGGGACCTTGCGGCCCGCGGCGTGGGCTCGGCGCAGCCGTTCCCGGTAGCGGGTGTCCCCACCGGGGGCCCAGCGGCGGGAAGTGATCCGGCCGTCACCGGAGAAGCAAGTACGGCGCACCGGTACACCTCCGCGGGGCGGGGGAAGCGGGGGCTCAACTTCCGTTCGATCCACAACAGTCATGATCCTCTCCCTGTTTTTGTCGGTGCCACATGGTCAACTGTCGATCATGGCGGCGATGTCCGGGTCACCCTTGCGCGGATCATTGAAGACGTGCACGCGCAGCCAGGCGGAGAACACCGCGGGGCCCCGGGCATGGGCTCGCAACGCGGCCATGGGGTTGAGATCCCACATGACCACGATCCGGTACAGCAACTCAGTAGAGGGCAGGCGACCACCGGTGCGCAGCTTGCTGGCGGTGGCCGAGGAGACCTGCGCGCGAGCTGCGAACTCGGCGTTGGTGGTACGGGATGTCATAACTGCCCCCGCTGAGGTTGTCATAGCACTGAGGGTACCGGCTAGGTTAGGGCCTGTCCAAGGCCGAGCGGGAGAGGGTAGACTCCCCGTACTAGGTGGCTGATCAGGGATGTGAGGGGCGACCGTGGGTAAGGCAAAGACGCTGCTAGAGCGGGCCGAGCGGGTCGACGGGCTCAAGCAAGATGAGTACGGCGTGTGGCGTGATCAGCACGGCCGGGCCGCGTTGTGGCGGGCCGATGGCAAGGGTCGGGCCCCGTACCGGCGGGCGTCGGACATCGGCAAGCAAGTGGAGGATCCCCGGCTGTTGCGCGCGTTCGATGAGCGCAAGGTGGCCGAGGGCGTCGGGATGAACGAACACCTACAGGTGGCCGTGGCGTCGTCCTGGCGCAACCGGAACCGGATGAACGAGATCTGCGCCGAAGCCAAGATGTTGGCCAAGGCTAAGGATCGCGCGGTCAAGGGCACCGCCGAGCACCACTTTTTCGATGACGTCGACCTGGACCGGATGACGGATCGGCCGCGCCACCTGGACGGGGACGTGGACGCCTACCTCACGCTGACCCGCCCCCGGCTCGAACACTTGGACGTCGAACAGTTCATCGCCTGTGACACCGACCTGGCCGGGTTGCCGGTGTTCCTGTGCGGGCGTCTCGACCGCCGGTCGCGACTGTTGGTCGATCTCCCGTTCCCGCGCGCCCTGTGGGATGTGGCCGGGATGGATCACATGCCTGCGGGTGAGATCGTGATCGTCGATAACAAGACGGGCGCGTCGGTGGACTTCGCGCAGATCTCGTGGGGCATGCAAGAGGCCACCTACGCCCACGGCGACCCCTACGACCTGACCACCGACGAACGCGGCCACTGGGACGAACGGCCGCGCACGGACTGGGCGCTGGTTGTGCACGTGCCCTACGGCGAGGGCGAGGCCCGGCTGCACTGGCTGAACATCGGGAAAGCGTGGACCTATCTCCCGATCGCCATCAGCCGGATCTACGCCAACGCGGAGAAAGATCAACTGATGGCGCCGGTGCCCAAGGCGCACATCATCCGCAGCGACCGACGGATGAACTGGTGATCAACATGCCCCGTAACCGCAACCCGATCATCTGGGCCAACTGCGAGAACTGCCACATGCCGGTGGCCATGATCGCGCACGACGAGTTGGCCTACCTGATGAGCGTTCACAACGGGGTGGCGCATTTCGCCTGCCCTACCGAGCACGACCTAGAGAGGATCATGACCCATGCCAACCCGACCGCGGACAGCTCCGAAAACCGACGACTCGCCGGTGGACCCGTCCGACTCGCCTTCACCACCGACCCCCGCCCGCGAGCCTGAGCGCATCGTGTCCCCCGACGTCGCGGCCCGCCGCGGTCCCACCGTGGTGCAACTGATGATCGACGTCATGCGTCGGGTGCGGTTCGTGTCCAAGGACCAGCGCAACACCGAACAGCGGTTCGACTTCCGCGGTATCGATGACGTGATCAACGCGTTGGGTCCGGCCATGCGCGAGGTGGGGATCATCGTGCTGCCCACTGTCGAGTGGTCGGCGCGCGCGAGCACCAAGACGACCCGCGGCAAGGACACCCGCGAGACCACGATCCGCACCCGGTGGACGTTCTACGGTCCGGCCGGGGACTCGATCTCCGCGGTGACCGAGGGCGAGAGCCTGGACGCGGGCGACAAGGGCACGGCCAAGGCGCAGACCGTCGCCTGGCGGGTGGCCATGATCCAAGCGTTCGCGCTGCCCACCGATGAGCCGGATCCGGATCACGACACCTATCAGCGGGTGGACGAATACGACGATGACCGGCGCGGCCGGGGCCGCCGTGATGATCGGGGCCGGGACGAGCGCAACGGCGACCGGTGGCAGGGTCGGCCGACGATGCGCGACCACTACGGCACCGACGACGAGCGGGCCGAGGGTGAGGACCGCAGGCGCGTCGCGACCGGCCGTGTAAACGTCGAGGACGAGGGGGACGAGCGGGGCGACCTGATCGACACCTCGGATCCGGAGGAAGCGGCGCAGCGGGCCCTGATGACCTTGAAAGACAAGCTCCGCCACTACAAGATCAAGAAAGACGAGGCGGCCGACATGTTCGCCGAGCTGTTCGGCGAGGAACTGCCCACCGCGGCGGCCGACCTGATCGACAAGTACACCGAACTGATCGTCGCCATCGGCGGGCTGCCTGAGATTGACAAGGACCCGGGCGAACAGCACCCGATGGTGCGGCGGCTGATGGCCGTGCGCGAGGCGGTCGGCCCGGATGAGGGTCCGGGCGCCGGTGGCGGTGACGACAACCAGTGAGCACGTAATGGCCCGTAACCCGAACCTGGACGAGATGCGCGCAGAGTTGGAACGCCGACGCCACCGCCATCAGATCGTGGCCCTGGCTGCGGCCGACGCCGAAGCGGCCTACCGCTGGCAGCGCGCGCTCAAGATCAAGGAAGCGCGGGCGGACGGGACCGCGGCCACGATGTGTGAGTACCTCGCCGATGCCGACCCGGAGATCTACAAGCTACACCGGGAACGGCTGCGCATCGCCGGGCGGGAGCGCGTGCTGTATGAGGCGTGCAAGGAC